TAAAAAATAGTTTTATATTCGTGTATTCAAAGTCATTTTTGAGGTAGGAGCCAAAAATGATTTTCCACAGGTTTACTAAACCTAGCCCGACAGACTCCTACCTGTTGGGCTTTTTTATTTTCAAAAAAATGCAAGGGAAAAAATCATTTGTTTTGTACACAGATCAAAGGGAAGTTTTTGATGAACTTTCAGATGAAGATGCAGGGAAGTTGATCAAGCACATTTTCAGCTATGTCAATGATGAAGATCCTGTCACAGAGGATAAACTATTGAAGGTAGCATTCCTCCCTATAAAGACTCAATTGAAAAGAGATCTGAAGATGTGGGATGAGAAGAAGATCCAAAGAGTAGAGGCAGGAAAGAAGGGAGGTCTAGCGAAGTCTAGCAATGCTAAGCAAACTCTAGCAAAACCTAGCAATGCTACAAATGATCTAGCAAACGTAGCTGTAAATGTTAATGTAAATGGTAATGTAAATGATATAAATAAAGACTCTTTGATTTCTTTGGATGAAGTAGAGGTAGAGATGTCAAAGGAGAAACCAATGAACAGACCATACTTCACTAGAATGCAAGAGATCTACAACCTAGATGAAAAGCAAATCAAGGAATCATTCAAGAAGTGGAAGATCCTGAAGGAAGGTGAAGCAATGACAATGAGCAAAGCACAGAACTCATTCAATCTATTCCTGAAGAATAATGCAAGCACGGGATACAGCGGAAGTACAGAGGTGCAAGCACCTAAGTATCCAAAGTCAACCATAGTAGATAATTGGTGGTAAGATGGACAGCAAGAATATTCAGAAAATGAATGACCTAAATAGGGATATTTGGGGCATGATAGTACAGGCACAGCAAACCAAGAACTGGGCACTAATGGAACAGAACCTGAAAAGACTCTACTCCTTACAAAAAAAGTATATAAATCTTATCAATATCATGGATTATGAATTGAAAGGTACTACATTGATGCTTCAAGATGAGATCAGAGTCAGGAATCAATTTGAGAAGCAGTGGTTCAAAGATGTAGCTGAAAGGAATGGAAGCTATCAGGAGATGAAAGAGAACATAGATAAGTACTTCACTACATGAAAAATAAATCAGATAAGACCTTTGACCTAGAATTCTGTGAGGCATCTATAAAGACCTTTGCAGGACAGAGGGATTCAATGCTTCAGAACTTCAGGAAGGGTAAGGAGGCAGGATCAAAGACCTATGTCAGAGACATGGATCAGATAAGTAGTGGAGGGATACAGAACAAAATGTGGTCATGGAAGGCAGGAGAATTCAATCTGTGGACAGGATATAACAATGAAGGGAAGTCTCAGTTCCTGATCTTCCTTTGTGTTCTAAAAGCAATTAATGAAGGGTGGAAGTTTGCCTTCTTCAGCCCTGAGAACTACCCACCTGATGAGTTCTTTGATGACATCATTCACACTATCCTGGGAAAAAGCACTGACAGGTTCTACAAGAACTTTGATGTGAGTGAGGAAGAATATCTGAATGCCTTTGACATGGTCAAGGACTCTTTCTACTTTGTCTATCCTGAAAAGAATGGTGTGCCTGATTTTACCATAGATCAGATTGAATCAGTATTTGAATTCCTAGTTTGGGAGAAAGGTATCAAGGCAGTAGTGGTAGATCCCTACATCAAGATCAGACATGAGATGACAGCAGGAGAACCTGAACACCTGTATGCTTCTAGGTTCATGATGGACAGGATCAACTTCACTAGAAAGAACAATGTATCCTATCACCTAGTGATGCACCAAACTACCCCAAGGAAAGAGAAGGATGGAAACTATCCTCCACCTTCCCTGTATCAAATCAAAGGAGGCGGAACATTTGCAGATAGCACTGACAATTCTATTTCAGTATGGAGACCTAACAGATCCACAGATCCAAATGATACAACAGTCATCATCAAAACTGATAAGATCAAGAAGCAGAAGCTAGTGGGCATCCCTTTTGAGATCACCATAGACTTCAACAGAAAGAAGAACAGGTACATGGGGAAGGATGGCTTTGACTACTTTGAAAATGCAAAGCCTGAAGAAGTGCCTGAGCCAAGGGTAGAAAAGTTCCACAGATCAGGTCTAGAAGATTTTGAATTAAATCATGAAAATATAACACCATTCTAAATGAAAATTTTAATAGCCTGTGAAGAAAGTCAATCTGTGACTTTGGAATTCAGAAAGATGGGAATAGAAGCATATTCCTGTGACATCATTGATGAATCAGGTGGTCATCCTGAATGGCACATAAAAGATGATATCACTAAAGTGATAGATGGATACATCAAAGTGATCAATGCTCATGACTGCGTTTTTGAGAACTGGGATGAAGACTATGAATGTCCTATATGCCCTGAATGCTTTGTAGAGTATGGAGAATGTTTTCATCCTGGGCCTACTATGGATTTTGAATACAAAGAATTTGATGGTGAACTATATGCAAAGGTATTTGAATGGGATGCAGTGATAGCTTTCCCTCCATGTACAGATCTATCTATGTCAGGGGCAAAGCATTTTGAACAAAAGAGAAAGGATGGTAGGCAGCAGAGGAGTATAGATTTTTTCCTTGCTTTGGCAAATGCTCCTATAGAACACATTGCAATAGAAAATCCTATAGGGGTCATGTCTACATACTACAGAAAGCCTGATCAGATAATCAATCCCTTTGACTTTGGTGATCCTGCAAGAAAGCCTACCTGTCTATGGCTTAAAAATCTACCTAAATTGAAAGCTACTAATTTGGGTGATGCTCCACTATTTGGTGAGACTCTAAATATGGGTGAATTTCACACTACTAAATCAGGGAAGGTGCTACCTAAATGGTATAACTTACCACCATCAGAAGACAGAGCAAAGATCAGATCTAAAACATTCCCTGGGATTGCCGAAGCTATGGCTAGTCAATGGGGTAAATATTTAATAAATCTAAAAAAATGAAAAAAATACTACACCAATTCATCCCTAGCAAGCAGGATCTGTTTAGCATTCAGTCAACAGTTCTATCTATCTTTGCCCTGTTCCATTTTGAATTTGACTTTGGTCTTTTGTTCATGATCATAGTAGCCCTGTATACTATAGGGATGGATCTAATCTATAAGGCTTTCAGATGATACAATTCAAACTAAATCAGAAGCCCCTATCAGTCAATCTTGCATGGCAGGGAAAGAGATTCAAAACACCTGCCTACAAGGAGTATGAAAGTTCAATGCTTTTGATGATGCCGAAGGCTAAGATTGAAACTGATCAGATGCTACGGGTAGAATTCTTCTTTGGATTCAGCAATGCAGCTAGTGATCTAGATAACCCTGTCAAGCTACTGATGGACATAGCACAGAAGAAGTACGGATTCAATGATAAGATGGTGTATGAAATGAATGTCAGAAAATGCATAGTCAAGAAGGGAGAAGAATTCATTCACATGGGGATCTATAATCTGCTACCCTTTTAGACAAAATTCATACCTTTACATTTGATATTCATTTTTATCCTATATTTGAATAAATAACAAACCAATGAGCATAGAAGAAGGACTACTGATAAGAAGATCAAGAAAGAAAAGCGGGTACACACAGCTAGAACTCTGCAAGAAACTAGACCTATCTCATGCCCCTATCAATCAGGTAGAGAATGGATGGGAATCTATCAGCCTGTTCAACCTAAGAAAGATCTGTGATGCTGTAGGTCTAGAAGTAGTGATCAGAGAAAAGAAAGTCAATGCCTAGAATGCTCCCCAAATCTAAACTAGACTACTCCCTTGAGATCCGTTACAGGCTGTCAAATGGGGAGTGGTCTGATTGGGGTAACAAGGGCAAAGGTAGCTTTCAAACTATTGAACTAGTACAGCATCAGATCAGGCTTCTTGCAGCCTCATATAAGGGGCGTGATAAGGAGATCAGGTTTGAATGGAATGGATGGCTGTGTGACTACTCAGGTCTTCCCACAGGTGAAGTAATTAGCCTCAAATGAAAGCTATAGAATGGCTATATGATCAGGAGTTCAAATATGTCTTTCAGAACATAGGTAAGGATCTATGGGAAGATCTCAGACAGGAAGTAGCAGTCATAGTCCTGGAATATGATCACATCAAACTTCAGGATCTAGAAGCAAAGGGAAAGCAGGTATTCAAGTTTTGGATAGTCAGGATCTGCTGCAATCAGACAAACTCAAAGTACGGGAAGTTTGGCAGGATGTATGCTGCACTAGTACCTGTGGAGGACATAGTCAAGTTCATCAAGGAAGAAGAGGAAGTAGATAATTCTCAAGGGGTAGCAGACTCAATATCAAAGATCATTGAAAGCCTCTACTGGTATGATCAGGAGATCCTCAAGATGTATGTAGAACTAGGGTCAGTCAGGAAGGTATCAAAGCAGACAGGCATACCTCACACCTCAATTTTCATAACCATTAAAAACATCAGAAAATGTATCAAATCACAGCTAGTATACTAGGATCTATAGGGATCACCATGATCTACTTCTACATCCTGAACATCCCTGCACTATTTACAAGGATCACAAAGCGCAAACTAGTGAAGCCTTTCTCCTGCTCATTCTGCCTGTCCTTTTGGATCAGTCTGTTTTTTCTAATCTTAAAAACGGATTTGATAGATGCAATATTTATAAGTAGCATCACACCATTTGCATACCTGATCTTTGAAGATTATTTCACTAACAAGTTTGAACTATGACTCCAAGGTCAAAGGCAGATCAACTGCTGATCAAGTTTCACCTGAGTGAATGCACAGAGGGATACAATGATGTGAGGGATCTGCATTCTGCTAGTAGATGTGCAATGATAGCAGTAGATGAAATATTAAATGAACTAGACAAAGATGATGACCTGATCCACTACAGATCAAGATTCAACTTTTGGATTGAAGTAAAAAACGAACTACAAAACTATGACTGATCAAGATCACGAACTATTCAAGAAGCACTTTGAACTATATGAATGCTACAAGAAGCACGCATTCATCCGTAACTACAGCAAGGAAGTCTATGCTGATCTCATTCACCTCTACACTACCTATGTAAACCCCAAGCACAACTTCTCACATTGGTGCAGTAGCTGTAGGGCAGAACTAGTCAACTACCTGTATGGATGGTATACCAATGAAGAGAACACTACATGGTATAGAAAGCAGCAGGAAGAGGAAGCAGCGCAGGCTTTGCAGGCAGTAGAAGTGCCATTCACCACAGAAGAAAGGGTGATAGAAAACAAGCCCATCAAGAGAAGAAGAAAACAAACCAAATAAACACATGGACAGCAAACCAAAAGTAAGACTAGGGAACGGGAAGAAGAGAAGTGCATCATGGCTCACAGCTACTATCTGCATGACAGAAGCAAAGAATCATGTCTACACCTACAACGGGAAAGAGTACTTCAACATCAACATCAATATCAATGATCAGCCTAATGAGTTCGGGAAGGATGTGAATATTACCCTAAACGATTACAAAAAGGAAGGGAATAATACCCCACAGGTTAACAAATCAGAATCAGATCTACCATTCTAACAAATCACAGACCATGTCAAACTTTCAACTGAATTTCAATAGTGCAAAAAAAGTGATCAGCATCACCCTTGATCATGAGGAGGGAATCTTTGATCTAGCTTTCTTGTTTAAAAAGATGCTAGATGATGCAGGAATTCCCAACAAACTAGAGGAAAAAGAAGTAGAACCTATTGAGGCTACTGAAGAGCCTAGCAACTAAATAGACAAAATTCCACAAAATGGATCTAAAAAAGAAAGCATTTCTTGAAGCCTACAGAAAAGCCTTTGGTAATATATCAAAGGCTTGCAAGGCTACCAATATGGACAGGGGGACTTTCTATGATTGGAAGGTGAAAGATCCTGACTTCATAGCTGCCCTAGAAGCTATTGAACCTGATGAGGACTTTGCTGATTTTGTGGAGGATGCACTAGTAGAAAAGATCAGGGATAAGGATACTACTGCTATCATCTTTGCCTGTAAAACCAAGCTAAAGAAAAGAGGCTATGTGGAAAGACAGGAGATCACAGGTGCTGATGGGAAAAAACTATTTGAGGTCAAGATAGTGGATGATAGTATCTAGCATCAAAACAAACAAAGTATTCCGTCACCTTGAGACTAGCAAGAGCAAGATAGTAGTACAGCAAGGAGGCACTAGATCAGGGAAGACCTATAACATCTTGTTATGGGTCATTTTTTCATACTGCGAAAAGAACACAGGTAAGATCATCACCATCTGTAGGAAGACCTACCCTGCCTTGAGGGGTACTGTCATGCGTGACTTCCTGACCATCCTGAAAGATCATGAGATCTACTCAGAAGAAGACCACTCAAAGACAGCATCTGAATACAGGCTGAATGGTAATGTGGTAGAATTCATCTCACTAGATATGCCTCAGAAGATCAGAGGTAGAAAGAGAGATCTTCTGTTCTGCAATGAAGCAAATGAACTGACCTTTGAAGATTGGCAGCAGTTGCTATTCCGTACAAATGAGAAGGTGATCATTGACTTCAACCCCTCTGAAGAGTTTCACTGGATCTATGATCAAGTCCTTCCTAGAAAGGATGTAGAGTTCTATCAGACTACCTACAAGGATAACCCATTTTTAGGGGCTGAGATCAAAGCAGAAATTGAAAGGCTCAAGGATATAGATGAGAACTACTGGAGGGTCTACGGGCTAGGAGAACGGGGTCAGAGCAGATCCCTAGTATACACCTTCAGCACCATCAAACAGATCCCTAAGGAAGCAAAGCTAGTAGCCTATGGGCTTGACTTTGGATTCTCAAATGATCCTACCTCCTTGGTCAGGACTTACATCCTAGATGAGAATATGTATGTGGAGGAACTGATCTACAGAACAGGCATGACCAATCAGGACATAGCAAAAGAGATGCAGAGCCTAGGACTTGAAAAACAGAATGAGGTATATGCAGATTCAGCAGAGCCGAAGTCAATAGAAGAGATCTACAGGATGGGGTGGAATGTCAAGCCTACTATCAAGGGATCTATCAACCTGGGCATTGACATCATCAGGAGATACAACCTTCATGCCACAGAAAGCAGCTACAACCTGATCAAGGAACTCAGGAACTACAAGTACATAGAAGACAAAAACAATCAGATGACCAATAAGCCCGTGGACAATTTCAATCACGCACTGGACGCACTTAGGTACTCAGTGGTGAATAAGATCTCCAATAGCCATCTAGGGAAGTACTCATTCAGATAGATACATCAAAGCAAAAAAATATATTTAGAACTATGTGGGATAAATTGACTGTCGGGCAGTTCATCAGCCTCTATGACATTGAGACAAACGCAAATCTGAACATCATTGAGAAGCAGCAGAAGATGCTGTCAATTGTGGAGGGTAAGGATGAGGAGTACTATGATAGCTTCAAGTACAGAGATCTCATCAATGAGTATGCAGAGAAGTTGTCCTTCTTTGATAACATACCACAGACCAAGCCTGTAGACTATTTGCAGGTAGGGAAGAATAAATACAAGTTCTGCTATGAACTACAGGAGATCACAGCAGGACAATACATTGACATCCTTGCTTTTAGTGGTGAGATCATGCAGTTGAATAAGATAGCTGCCTGCTTCTTTCTACCAATGCAGGGCAAACGCTATCAGGGATATGGGGTAGTTCCTCATGATGTGGTAGCAGAGGATTTGTTAGGGGCAAAATTCATAGAAGTCTATAGCTGTATGCTTTTTTTTTGTCAACTATTGAACGAATTAATAAGCAGTACTATAATCTCCTCCATGGTGAACAAGGAGGTAGCACAGAAAGTGGTGGATTTATGGCAAGGTGGGGGTGGGTATTTAGCACTAAACAGGTAGCCGACTTCCAAAACATCAAAGTGAATGAAGCCTATGATCTCAGGGTAGTAGAGTACTTGAATACATTAGCATACTTGAAGGATTTCAATAAAGACAAAGAAGCACAATTCAAAAAATGGCAGTTGCAAAACAAGATCAAGTAGATGCAGTTTTCAAAGTAGGTGTAGGAGGCACTAAACTGACAGGTGGTCAATTCATCCTGAAGGCTGAGGATATACTGCTGCAAAATATTGAAAGTGCTTTGCTGAGGCTAGGCTTTAATCTAGCAGATAAACTTGAAGCAAACGCACCAATGGATTCAGGTGCTATGAAGAGATCCTTCGGCAGCCCTAATGTCATTGAAACTAAGCTAGGATACAGAGTAGAGATTCCCACAGGTGCTGACTACTATGACTACATTGATAAGGGGGTCAGAGGAATTGAGCATAGCCTCAAAAACAAAAGAGTATTTCTGAATGATAAAAATGAGTACTATCAATTCAGGAAGTATGGGATGCCCCTAGAAGCATTGAAGCAGTTGGAAGGATGGATGGAGAGAAAGAACATGGAGATAGATGCTAGAAATCTAAGGGTCAGAGCAGCGGAGAAAGGTGATCCTTTGAAAGGCAGAAGAATCCTTCCTCAGATCTCAAGTAGTGCGCAAAGAATGGCTTACTACATCAAGAAGTATGGTATAGCGGGTACTAACTTCATCAAGAAATCAGTAGATGAGGCTACCCCTCAGTTCAAAGTAGACATTCAAAAGATAGGATCAGATTCACTCGTTTTAAGAATAAGCAAATGATAACGCTAGTAGAACCAAGCATTGACATTCTTCCTGCATTCAACAGGATCAACTACACTATAAGCAGCACGAACTCTCAGGAGATCGGTTTCAAGTATGTAGTCAAAGTCTATAACTCAGATGATGAACTAGTCACTACTGCGTACTATGACAGCCCTGCTGATCCTGGAGATCCTGTAGAATTTGACGTATCAAAGTATGTATCTGTAGACTTCACCTACACCAAGGGCTTCTATGAGACAGCTACTTCATCAAGTTCTACCAATGCTATCAAGGCATACTACCTGAAGTGCTATGAGTATTATGAGATAGATGGGGACTTTGTGATAGTCCTAGCTAGTGAAGTAGTGAGTGAGACTAAGTATGCTTTTGCAGGTGCTTTTCCTTTGCTAGAATTGAAGAACTGGTATGCAGATGAAACAAAATACTGGGGATCTAGCAACACCATCTATAAGCCTTTGACAGCATGGGATACTATCAAGGTCAGGGAGACAGATTCTCAGATCTTTGGCTTCATAAATACAGGGCTTTTAGATAGTATAGAACTACAGGTCACAGACAAAAACAATGTGACTAGTCAATACTTCATTGAACCCACACCTGTGAGTAGCCCTACTATCACATACGTCAAGATCACACCAATCACCTATGATCCATCAGTAGCATCTATTCAACTATTTGTAAATTGGAATAATGGATCTGCAAGGAGGTATAAATTTGCAACCCTCTACACTCAAGGATGTGGCAGATATGATCCTATGCGCATAGCCTACCTAAATAAGTACGGGACTTTTGACTTCTTCAATTTTGACCTAGTGAATAAGACTAGTTTTCAGATTGAAAAGAAGGGATATGAAAGGAACTACAGCGGTGACATCTATGAGGCAAACGGGATAGTAGTCAAGAACATCAATCCTGTCTACTTCACAAAGGAAACTCAGAACTGGAAAATCATCTCAGACTATGTCAATGATGCGCAGGCAGAACTACTCAGGGAGATGTATTCTTCCCCTCTAGTTTTCTTGAATGTGGTGAATGATAACTACATCACACCTTCTTGGATTCCTGTCAAGCCTTTGGCTACTAGCTATGAAGTCAAGAAGACAGCTACTGATAAGCTATTCAATATTGAACTTGATGTAGAATTACAACTTCTAAACAATAGACAGGTTATATGAGTGCTAGACTATTCGTAGAAGGTATTGAAGCAGATACCCTAGGTGATATTGATGTAGACTTCACCTTCTCTGTGGCTGATGTCAGTGACATTGAGAGAAGAAACACATCCTATTCAAAGACTATTACCCTGCCCAACACGGCAAAGAATCAGCAGCTATTCGGGAATATCTTTGATATCTCTGTCAACAATGACTACTATGAAGAGGATGTCAATATAGGGGTGAACTTCAATCCTGCCAAGCAGGCAAAGGCTCAGATCTTCCTTGATAATGTCAAGATTTTTGATGGCGTTCTCAGGATGTCTAGAATCAATTCTATAGAAGGGGAGATCATCTATGAGGTGAATATGTTCGGAAGGCTCAGGGACATCCTCCATGAGTTAGGAGATAAGACTCTAGATGAACTAAACTTTTCAAAAGAAGGGGACAGCTATGATCACGTTTGGAACAGAACCAATATAGAGGCTTCATGGTCTAGAACTGACTGGGTAGATGGCGCACAGAACTATGTCTATCCCTTGGTAGACTATGGCTACTCTACAGATAACATGGAGACCTTCCCTATCAGGAACTTCAAGCCTGCTGTATTTGTGACTGAGATTCTGAAGAGGATCTTTGCTGAAGCAAACTTTCAGATCACAGCACCTTTCTTCAATGACTTCTATTTTAGAAAGCTACTTCTTATCACAGCGGAAAAGACCATCACTAGGGAAAGCACTACCCTACTGAATCAAACTCCTAACCTGTACATTGCGGATATTGATACTGATCCTAGTTTCTCACACCTCCTAGTTTTCAGCAATGTGGAGGCTACAGGATTTCAAGTTGAAAATGCAGGGACTAGATTCAAGTGGATCAAAGCGCAGCCTTTGCAGACAGGATTGAACCTGAATCTGAAGATCTCTTTTGAAGCATTGCAGGGATACACAGACAATGTGTGGAATGTCCAAGTATTGAGGAACGGATCAGAAATATTTTATTCTTCTAGACTAGTTTCATTCATATCAGCAGGGCAGGTCAGGACTTTTGATTTCGAGATCACAGGTGGTGTAGACCTTGCTACAAATTCCTATTTTGAGATCAGGCTGACAGGTGAGATTGCAGGATCAGGAACGAATACCCAACTTCAGACTAAGGTGATTATTCAGTCATTTGGATCTTTCAAGATCGGGAATACTGTACCTGTGGCGGTAGAACTTGAGGAGGGGGATACTATGAAGATTCAGTACACCCTTCCAAAGTCAATGAAGCAGAGGGATTTCCTGAAGTCAATCATCTCCATGTACAACCTGTATATAACGCAGGACAGGCTGAGGACAAATGTCCTAGAGATAGTGCCCTACAATGAGTTCTATCAGACCTTCAAAGATCAGGCACTAGACTGGACAGATAAGCTAGATCAATCTCAGGAGATCACCATCACCCCTCTATCTGAACTTTCAGCCAAAGAATATAGGATCACCTTTGATGATGACTCTGACTTTTGGTCTACATCCTATAAGACCAAATTCAATGAAGCCTATGGGGAATCTAGGACTATCATAGACAATGATTTTATACTAGATACAAAGACTGTCAAGGTGATCTTCAGTCCTCCTGTCATGCGTGAAGAAAGAGCAGGGCAGATCATGATCCACCTATACAAGGTAGAAAATGGTGTGAAAATACCTGATAATTTCAAGGCTAGAATAGCGTATTGGAAACCTGAAGTAGAATGCCCTACATGGAACATTGCGTATGCTTCAGGGAATGTGCCCTATGATACCTACCCCTATGCAGGTCACTTAGATGATCCTATCACACCTAACACAGATGCACTCTTCTCCTTCCCTAGGGAGGTCTATTTCTCTATTGGTGTATACCCTCAGAATGATAACCTGTACACAGGATACTATGAGGGTCTGATCACATCTATAGGGGACAGGAATAGTAGGCTATTGGAAGGCTATTTCTACCTGACTCCTACAGACATCATGAATCTAGACTTCAGGAAGATCATCAAAGTAGGGAATCACTACTTCCAACTTGAGAAGGTAGATAAGTATAACCCTATAGCAAACGGGCTCTCCTATGTATCCCTATTCAAGATCCTGAGAAACATCAGCCCTGTAGACTATGACTTCATCCTACTTGAGAATGATGCCTATATGCTACAAGAAAACGGATCTTCAAGATTTTATATTTAGAAAGTATGGCAGATAAGAGAATAAGTCAACTGATAGAAAGAGCGGACATTGCGAATAATGATGTCCTACCTATAGTAGCAAGCGGTGCTACCACTACAAACAAGGTAACCATCTCCACCATTCAGGACTGGATGCAGGAGAACCTCGATCTAGGGGTCACCTCTGTAGGCATTACCTTGGGCACTACGGGAACGGATGTGAATGTCACGGGTTCACCTATCACTACTTCGGGAAACATCACCATAAACATCCCCGATGCCTCAGCTACTGCGAGAGGTGTAGTATCTACGGGAAGCCAAGTTTTCGGTGGTGTTAAAACCTTTTCTAATGGCTTTATTTTACCATCTGCGGGAGGCACAAATCAGAATTCAAGATTTGTAAACATCGGAACTATTCACGAAGGAAGCGCAGGATCTACCCAAATAGGATTCAACAACTCAAACAATATCTACTTCGGAAAAGGCTTATCAAATGGCGGGGTAATTCAATGGACAAATGCAGCGGTAAGGTATTACACTTTGCCTGATGCAGATGGCACTATTGCCTTGACTTCAGACTTGACAGGCTACGTCACGCTAGGAACTGTCCAAACTATCACGGGGCAAAAGACCTTCAATAGCACGATTGTTGGACAGGATGCAACCTTAACAAGTAGCGGTTCAAATCGAACCTTGCTAGTCACTCACTCAAGTGGTAGCGGTATTGCTTTGGATATAAGCAAAGGCGGTAATGGCGAAGGGCTAAGGGTTACAAAGACAAGCGGAAGCGGTAACGCGGTGACTATCACAGGCGGTACTTTGTCTGCTGAGGCGGGTCAATTTAGCGGAGACATTCAAACCTCTACTAGGATTTCAGCGACTAGCGGATCAAATGCTATTACTATAACTCCAAACGTAGGAGGCACTCAAAACAGAATAGAAACCACAGGTACTTTACCTTTATCTTTGGTATCTGCTGCTGCTATAACTATGGCAGCGGGAGGCACTACTCCGCAAATCACTTTGGCTACTACGGGCGCGGTAACTTTGACAGGTGCTTTGAACGGGACTAGTGCTAGTTTTACGGGCTCAGGTTTAGCAGTATCTATTGTAAATGCAGGAGATATTGCTTACAACCTAACCAGGGGTTCATCAATTACAAATATAGGAATAGATGCCACAGGGACATTTTATAACACAAATACAAATCATAGGTTTTTAACTAATAGCGGTACTATTACTGCCCTAACCATATCCTCCACAGGCGCGGCTACCTTCTCAAGTAGCGTGACGGCTACGCAGGGACTTTTCTCTAGCACTATAACTGCAGGAACAGGAACCACTAGCGGCTATGCTGTTCTTGGCTTAATTGATCCTGGAACAGGAAGTGCAAGATATGGATCTATTAGAAAAAATT